GAAATTTCTGATATTGAATACTTTAGAGCAAAACTTTATAGAAGTTTAAATGTTCCTGCTAGTAGATTAGAGGCAAGTCAAGGTTTTAATCTTGGTCGTTCTACTGAAATTACTAGAGATGAACTTAAATTTACTAAATTTGTTCAAAGATTAAGAAAGAAATTTACAGAGTTATTTAATGATATATTGAAAACACAACTAATCTTAAAAGCTGTTATTACAGATGAAGATTGGCACTTGTTAAGAGATAATGTACAATATGACTTTTTACAAGACGGACACTTTGCAGAATTAAAAGAGTCTGAAATGTTAATGGAAAGATTGAGAGTTGCCGATTCTATGAGAGATTATGTTGGTAAATACTTTTCTGTTGAGTATGTAAGAAAGAATGTATTACGACAAACAGAAAGAGATATAGAAGACATAGATAAACAAATTAAAAAAGAAATTGATGATGGTATTATCGCTATGCCAGACGCAGGCGAATTTACTAGAGAAGTCAAATAGGAGAAAATAAATGAGTGAACATATAAAAAAATTTGTTGATGACTTAGCAGTCGGAAATAATGCTGACGCAGGCGAAGCTTTTAAAGACGCTTTAAGAGCTAAGGTTGCAGATTCTTTAGATAAACAAAGAGTTGATGTTGCAGGTAAAATATTCAATGGAGTAGAGCCTATGGCTCATAGCGACCCTAAACCTGTTGTAACAGACCCAGCACCCGAAACTGAAACAGTTATGGATACGCAAGGCAATGAAGTACAATTTACAGATAATGGTAACGAACAACCAACACCTGAATCTGAAGTACCAGCAGAGGCGCCAGCAAATGATGAAAGTCAGCCAACTACTTAAACCAAATGTAGTTGACACTACAACATTTAACAGTTTACCACCTAAGCATAAAGAAGTGGTAAATAGTTTTTATAATGAGGTAGAAAATACTACTGGTGGAATAATTGATAGAGTTGAAAATGCAATTGACAAAGTTGCAACTAAACATAATGTAAATACAGATATTATGTACAACTATATTAATAAAGAAACAGGAGAATAAAGATGGCATGGGTAGATGTACCAGGTTCAAGCAATGTGTGGCAATATGAAAATACGGCTACAGCTGCTAATACATATTCGGACTCAGGCGCCGGAGCAAACTCGGCTTTTTCTGGTGGTGTAAGAACTTATACTAAACCAGGTGGTGGTACAGTTAAAGTTTATGCTAGAACAAGAAAAAAAGGTGAAACTAAAGAGCGTGGTGAATTGAGTAAAACTTATTATGACAATCAGTAATACAAATTTAGTTGATGATAATTTTAAGGTAATTAATAAAATTACTGGTGCTCGTAATGAAGATGAGAAGTTAATAGAACTAGATAACTTAAAAGGTTCTACAAACGAATCAGAAATATCAATTGCAAATGTTTATTATGAAGTTGAAGGCACAGGCACGGTAAAATTGCAATTTGATAATGATAAGGAAATTAATATGGTAGGTATAGACAATTATGGTTTGAAACCTACTGAAACAAAAATAAAAGGAACAGGCGACATTAAAATATTAACAGACGCTAATGTAAATAAATTTAGTCTAATGTTAGAATGTCATAAAGAAACAGGATTTAGTAATGGCTGATACAGTAACAACACAAACAATAGCAGATACTTCTGGTGTAAAATTTGTAGCTAAACTTACAAATTTTTCAGATGGTACTGGAGAAACTTTAGTTAAAAAAATAGACGCTTCAGAGGTTACATTTATGACCGAAGACGCAAATAGAAAGATATCAAGAGTATGGTATTCTATTAATACTGCTAACGCTAAATCAGGCGTTGAGATTATATGGGACGGAGATACTAATGCTACTGCTATGTTAATGGGTGGCAATGGTTATTTTGATTTAAGAACATCTGGTAATGAGATACCAAACAATGCTGTTACACCAACTGGGGATATCTTATTATCTACTAAAAACTTTGCTTTAGGTGACAACTACACAATTATTATAGAGTTTAGGTAGAAAAACCTTATAAATAGTACAGAGAGAAACAAATGAAACTAATATCTGAAGAAATTTCAAACGCAGAAATGCTGGTCGAAGAGACCAACGGAAAAAAGAATTACAAAATTAAAGGTGTCTTTTTACAATCTGATATCAAAAATAGGAATGGAAGAATATATGAGAGTGATATCTTATCTAAAGAGGTAAATAGATACAATAAAGAATTTATTGATAAAAAAAGAGCGTTCGGTGAGTTAGGCCATCCAGATGGTCCAACTGTAAACTTGGAAAGAGTATCACATATGATTACCAAGTTAGCACCTGAAGGCAAAAATTTTATTGGTGAAGCAAAAATCATGGACACACCATACGGTAAGATTGTAAAAGGTCTTATTGATGAAGGCGCTCAACTAGGAGTATCTTCAAGAGGTATGGGTTCTTTGGTTCAAAAAGGTGGTGCTAACTATGTAGGTAAAGACTTCTACTTAGCTACAGCCGCCGACATTGTTGCAGACCCTAGCGCTCCAGACGCTTTCGTAGAAGGCATTATGGAAAATAAAGAGTGGATATGGGACAATGGTGTTATAAAAGCACAAGATATTGAAGAATATAAAGAGCATATTCAAGAAGCAAAACGATTGAAATTAGCAGAGGCTAAGGCCAATGTGTTTAAATCGTTTCTTGAAAAACTTTAATTGTATAAATATCTATTAATAAGAGAAAAATAACTAGTTATTTTAAAAAAGGAGATTTCTCAAATGGCCGATACAGAAAAAAAGTTAGAGGCGTTAGAGCAAGAAGCAATGGCTGAGGCAAGTGCAAATCCTCAAGCAAATGCTCCTAAAAAAAATGCTGTAGCGGCTGAACCTTCTAAGCTTTCAAACGAAGCGGAAGATTTAGGTCCAGCTGTAGTCAAACCGACAGACAGCAATCCTGACGCAACTAAAAAAGTTAAGCAAGTTTCTGGACAAGCTCCTCAAAAATCACAAGGTAGTGCTGACCCAATGCCAAAATTATCAGGTCACAATACTAAACTTGAGGCTACAGAAGCTGAAGAAGGTTCGGAAGAAATCAAAGAAGGCGAAATGCCAAAGGCTGCTCTTGACGCTTTGAAAAAGCATAAAGAAAAGTCAGAGGATAAAGAACCAGCAAAAGACAAAAAAGAAGTTGAAGAAACTTTAGACGCTGGCGAAGATTCTAAAATGGCTGATAAGAAAAAAGAAGTTAACCAAAAGACTGCTAACATCTCTGCTTCATACGGAAACAAAATGGCTTCGTATAAAATGAAGAAAGAGGAAACAGACGAACATGTTAACGCTTTAATCGCTGGACAAGATGACTTATCCGAAGAATTTAAAACTAAAGCTGCTACCGTTTTTGAATCAGCAGTAAACTCTAAAGTAAAAGAGATTGCTGAAATCATGGAAGCAGATTACAATAACCAAATAGAGCAAGATAGTGCGAAAGCCAAAGAAGAGTTAACTGAAAAAGTTGACAGCTACTTATCTTATGTTGTTGAAGAGTGGATGAAAGAAAACGAAATCGCTCTTGAAAGAGGCATAAAAGGTGAAATAGCTGAAGACTTTATTACAGGTCTTAAAAAACTTTTTGCTGAACACTACATTGATGTTCCTGATGACAAGTACAATGTACTTGAAGACCAAGCTTCTAAAATAGAAGATTTGGAAAAGAAACTCAATGAGCAGATTGAAAAAAATGTTGAATTAAACAAGGACAATGCAGAGAAGACAAGAAACGAAATCATGTCTGAAGTTGCAAGCGACCTTGCTGATACAGCAAAAGAAAAATTTGCTAAACTTGCAGAAGAAATTGAATGGTCAGACGCTGACTCTTTCAAGAAAAAATGTGAAACTATTAAAGAGTCATATTTTGGAAAGAAAGAAGAAGTGAAAGACAAATTAGATGATGTGGCGGCTGGCGACGAGTCAAATGTTGACCTGTCGAAAGCTATGGCTGCTTACACTGCCGCTATAAGCAAAACTAAAGATTTAAAACTTTAGTAAATACGGAAAAAGGGAGAAAATAAAATGTACTTATCCGAAACACACGAAAAAAAATGGCAGCCTGTGTTAGAGCACCCTGATTTACCAGAAATCAAGGACTCATACAGACGAGCCGTTACATCAGTTATCTTGGAAAACCAAGAAAGAGCTGCTAAGGAAGACCAGGCTTTTATATCAGAAGCTGCGCCTACAAACGCAACTGGTTCAAACATTGCTAATTGGGACCCAATCCTAATCAGTCTTGTTCGAAGAGCTATGCCTAACCTTATCGCTTACGATATCGCTGGTGTTCAACCAATGACTGGTCCGACAGGACTTATATTTGCTATGAGAAGCAGATATACTAATCAAACTGGTGCTGAAGCAATGTTTGACGAAGCTGATACAGATTTTTCTGGCAGAAATGCTGCTGGTTCATCTGTTGATGGTTACTCTTCAACTGCTCACTCTGGTTCACCAAACAATAACCCAGGTGCTCTAAACGACTCACCATCTGCTGGTACTTTCACAAAAGGTACAGCAATGACTACAGCTGCGGCTGAGGCATTAGGTGACGCTTCTGGAAATGCTTTTGCTGAGATGGCATTCTCAATTGAGAAATCAACTGTTACTGCTAAATCAAGAGCTCTTAAAGCAGAGTACACAATGGAACTTGCTCAAGACTTAAAAGCAATCCATGGTTTAGACGCTGAAACTGAACTTGCAAATATCTTATCTGCTGAAATCCTTGCGGAAATCAACAGAGAAGTTGTAAGAACAGTTTACATCAATGCAGAAAAAGGTGCTGCTACAAACACAACTACTGCTGGTATCTTCGATTTAGATACAGACTCAAACGGTAGATGGTCAGTTGAGAGATTTAAAGGTCTTATGTTCCAATTGGAAAGAGATGCAAATAGAATCGCTCAAAGAACAAGAAGAGGTAAAGGGAACATGATTATTTGTTCTGCTGATGTCGCTTCTGCTCTACAAATGGCTGGTGTTTTAGATTACACACCTGCATTAAACAACAATTTGAATGTTGATGACACAGGCAATACTTTTGCTGGTGTTCTTAACGGCAGATTTAAAGTTTACATTGACCCATATAGTGCAAACAGCTCAGCAACACAATACTATGTTGTTGGTTACAAAGGTACTTCACCTTATGACGCTGGTATGTTCTATTGTCCATATGTTCCACTACAAATGGTGAGAGCAGTTGGTCAAGATACTTTCCAACCAAAAATTGGTTTCAAGACTAGATATGGTCTTGTTGCTAACCCATTTGCTGAAACAGGTGCCATTTCTGGTGCTCATACTCCAGTAAATGACGCTGGTTCTGCTAACTCAAACAGATACTACCAAAGAGTTAAAGTTACTAACTTAATGTAATATTTGTTGAGTTTTCAACAGTAATTAAAAAGGGGGCTTCGGTCCCCTTTTTTTTGGCCTTCCTCCAGGATGGATAAATATATACATGACAACAACAAACGCATATTCAAGACAACCAACAAAGTTTGATTACGCCTCACCAACGCAGTTTAAATTTCAAATACAAAAACTGCCTAAGGTAGAATATTTTACAACTGCTTGTAATATACCAGGTATTAGTCTTAATGCTACTGTCCAACCAACTCCGTTGGCGGACATACCACTTCCAGGTGATACTATATCTTTTGGTGATTTAGAGATTACATTTTTAGTAGATGAAAATTTAGAAAATTACAGAGAGATACATGGTTGGATGTACGGTATAGGATTTCCAAAAGCACGAACACAATTCGCTGACTTGGTATCAAATAATATTGATAGATTTCCTAATACTGGTAAACAAAGTAAGATTACAGACGCAGGTAAGGTCAAATATGGTGCAGAACCATTAGGACCTATCTTTTCAGACGCAACTTTAAATGTTTTGACAAGTAAGAATAATGCAAATATTGAAGTAAGATTTAACAATGTATTTCCAGTATCATTGTCTAGTCTTGATTTTAACCAACAAGCAAACGATATTGATTACTTATCGGCAACGGTAAGTTTTAAATACAAACTATATGAATTTGCTTTGAAAGGTGCGAGTAATACTACAAATACCGTTACCTAAAGCTTTACAATTTTATATAATTATGATAGGATATCTTTATTATGGATTTAGAAAAATTACAAGAACAAGCTGACAAAGACTTAAAAATAAATGATACTGAACTTGATTTAGAATCACTTAAAACACCTCAATTACACAACAAATATATGAAACACTTAACAAAGTTTAAGTTAATGTTAAGTCGTGCTGAAGGAGATTTATATAACACTAAAAGGAATTTATGGGAGTATTATACTGGCAAGGCAGACGCCTCTGTATATGCACAAAAGCCATTTAATATAAAATTATTAAGACAAGATGTTGACCAATATATACAATCAGATGAAGAGTATATAAAGGCAAAACAAAAAGTAGATTACTTACAAGCTACCGTAGATTTTTTAGATAGAACAATTAGACAAATCACTAATAGAACTTTCACAATAAAAAATGCTATTGATTGGCGTAAGTTTACTAGTGGTGCAATCTAATGAGAGAATTATTATTTCCTACAACCATTCATTATTACGACAATGTATTAGAACCTGAATATGTTGATAGCATGTCAGAGTTTATTGAAAAAGAAGGTGTAGTAAAAACTAAATTTAACGAAGGTTGGCAATCAACACCCGATATTCATAATCATGTAAAGTTTAAAGCGCTGACTGAAAAAATTATGATTTTGTCAAAAAATTATTTTGATGAATTAAAATGGCAATATTCAGATTATGAAATTACTGATATGTGGGCAACCATTAGTCCACCAAATAATTATCATAGGCCACATTCACATTCAAATAATGTTTTAAGTGGTGTTTTTTATATTAAATCGGATGAAAGTGCAAATATAGTTTTTGCTGACCCTAGACCACAAGCTCATGTTTTAGAACCTAAAATAGATACATGGCAATTTAATAATGCGCCAAATTGGAGTTATCCATCAACCGTAAATAGATTAATATTATTTCCCTCATATTTAACTCATCATGTTCCTGTAAATAAATCAAATCAAAATAGAATTAGTGTTGCTTTTAATTTAATGTTTAAAGGTAAAGTTGGCGATAGTAAAGAGTATCAATCAGCAGAGTTTTAAATGACAAATACAAGATACTTAATCATAGATAAAAAAGATGATGTCTATTTAAAGATAGAGGCAGACGAGGATATAAGAAGAGAGTTAGGTCAATTCTTTACCTTTGAAGTACCTGGTTTTAAATTTATGCCTCAATTTAGAAATCGTGTATGGGACGGAAAAATAAGATTGTTTTCGTATCAAACTGGTCAAATTTATGTTGGTCTATATCCTTATATTCTAAAGTGGTGTGAAGACAATGGTGTTCATGTTGTTGATGGTACTAAAATACAAGATACAAAGGTTGATGATGATAAGGTTGACGCATTTATAAAGGCATTAAAGATACCTTTAGAGGTCAGAGATTATCAAAAAGAAGCTTTTGTTTATGCAACTAAAAAGAATAGATGTTTGTTACTTTCGCCAACTGCTAGTGGTAAATCGCTTATTACATATCTTTTGGTGCGATTTAACATATTAAGACTAAAAGAACAAAAGAAAAAGATACTAATAATAGTACCAACTACATCTTTGGTAGAACAATTGTTTAAAGACTTCAAAGATTATGGTTGGTCACCTGAAAAAAATGTACATAGAATATATCAAGGTCATGGCAAAGAAACAAGTAAACCTGTAATCATATCTACATGGCAATCAATATATAATTTACCAAAAAAATGGTTTAAAGATAT